TCACGAACACCTTCGGCATCTGTCCGATCTGTCTACTTGTCCATGTGTTGATTGCTGTGCGATATGTGACAGGACAGAGAAGGTAGCATCGTGTGATGCATTCCAATTATGGTATGCAGAAAGGATCAAAAGCAGACCGCCCTATGCCGAAGAATAGAAGATTCAGACCAGATCAGGACGGTGGACATAAAGCCGCCTATGAGAAGCACCGCCGCATCATCCTTGCACAGCAGGAGGTGTGTGCCTTGTGTGGTCTTCCGGTTGACAAGAGTCTTAAGTTTCCACATCCAATGAGTGCAACTGTGGATCATATCATCCCGGTAGCGAAGGGAGGACATCCGTCAGCCCTGGAGAACCTGCAGCTGGCACATCTTGTCTGCAATCAAGTTAAATCAAGCAAATTAACACAAGAAAATAATAAAGACATCGTTAAAAATGACGAGGTTGTTTCTAACAACGATTTGCCTCTTTCCTATCACTGGGAAAGTTACCGATCTAAAGGGGCATAACCCGGTCTCCCCGGGCTTCGCCCTAAGGCCGCACTGTTGTCGGAAAAAATCTCGCACAAATCCTATGGAGGTAGACTATGGCTGAACCATACGGTGTGGCATATCTGAAGAATAAGCTGCATCAGAAAGAAATCCGGGTCAAACTGCGATACCGGTATTACGAAATGAAGGAAAAGCATTCTGACAAGGGTCTGCTCATTCCAGCGTGGATGAAAGACAACTACAGAGCCACTGTCGGATGGTGTGCAAAAGCCGTAGATGCCCTCGCAGACCGGCTTGTGTTCCAGGGCTTTGAAGACCAGTATGATGACTTCGGTGCAAATCAGATATTTGACTTCAACAATCCGGATATCTTCTTCGATACAGTCATCAAGGAGTCTCTGATCGGTTCCTGTTCCTTCGTTCACATCACACACGGCGAAGGTGAGGAATTAATCCCAAGGCTTTCCGTTCTGACGGCTAAGGATGCGACAGGCATCATCGATGAACAGACTGGTCTTCTAAAAGAAGGTTATGCCGTTCTCGATCGAGACAAGGATGGTCATCCAATACTGGAAGCATACTTCGCTTCGGAAGGAACACAGTATTTCGAAAAAGGAAAACCGACACTGTTCGAAGAAAATCCGGCGAGGTATCCATTACTTGTGCCGGTTCCGTTCCGTCCTGACTCACAGAGGCCGTTCGGTCACAGCCGGATCTCACGATCCTGTATGTATTACCAGCGCTTTGCGGAAACGACCATGGAACGTGCTGAAGTCTCTGCGGAATTCTATTCCTTCCCACAGAAATACGTTACCGGATTAGATCCGGAAGCAGATCCGCTCGATTCGTGGAGAGCATCGATGTCTGCCATGCTGAGATTCGATAAAGACGAAGATGGTCACAGCCCCACGCTCGGACAGTTCACGCAGCAGTCCATGTCACCGTACACGGAACAGTTACGAATGGCTGCGGCTATGTTCAGCGGTGAAACAGGCCTGACACTGGACGATCTTGGATTCGTTACAGATAATCCTTCTTCTGCTGAAGCAATCAAGGCAGCACATGAAACGCTGAGACTGATTGCAAGAAAAGCACAGCGGTCTTATGAAACATCCTTTGCTAACATCGGTTATATCGCTGCATCTGTCAGAGACGAAATGCCGTATGCCCGGACACTTGTTCCGGCAATGAAAGGAATCTGGCTGCCGGTATTCGAACCGGATGCTGCAATGCTGTCATCTATCGGTGATGGAGCCATCAAGATGAATCAGGCTATTCCCGGATATTTCACCAGAGATAATATGAAGGAATTGACCGGCATTGAATCGGATGAAGTAGAACCGGTTAGCGTGGAAGAAGCTGAATGACAACGCTGAATGGTTATCTGAGGCGTGTTCAGAAAGACAAAAAACTGAATGCGATCCGAAACAAGATCCGGGGGAGTACCGATTATAACGATGCGAATGAGTTTGCTGTCAGATCCGGCGAGATCCTTAATGAGGAATTAAGCCGGTCTGCAGCAGATGACTTTCCAGATCTGGCTGAAGGTTATTATCAGCTGGTGACTGATGGTGCTGTAACAGTTCAGCAGAATATGAACAACGCTTATAAGATCGGTCTTGAAGCGAAACGTGCCGGAATTGACATGGCAGATATCAGCCGGATGATCGATGCCGTTCAGAACGGTGACACGGAAGCACTGATTAATTTCGGTCAGCGTCTGGTCGATCAGACAGCGAAGAAGAATGCAGATCTGTATGCTTCTGTAGGTTTGGAACCAATCATCATCCGGGAAGCGGAATCAGTCGGTTCCGTCACTCGGAAGAAAACGGTCATATCTAAAAAAGGCAAGGCATACAATTACATGGTCACATATCAAGTGCCATGCAAATGGTGTGCCAGTCTTGCCGGCAGATATAAGTATAGTGATGTGAAAAGCGGAGACGATGTTTTTCGCAGACACAAAGGTTGCCGGTGCAGTGTCACTTTCGTGGATGGATCCAACGCACAGGATGTCTGGTCTAAGACTGAATGGCACTATGGCGATGCCGAATCACAGGCACAGGCCATCCGGCTGAAAGAACAGCAGAAGGAACTGGAAGAAAGAGTCAAAGAAGAAGAAAGAAAGAAACGTGCTGCAGCAGTTGAGGTGCTGATAAACAAGTACCACTACTCTGCTAAAAACGCTTCTATCTTCTATAACATGCATAAAGATGAAATCGCCGAGTTCGGCATTGACTATCTGATGCGTAGTTAAGAAAGGCAAGGGATATGGCAGAACGCTTAGGTCGCCAAACTCCCACACAAGCCATTGTTTTACCGTTCAAACAGTCTAAAGGCATGGAAGCCGTATCCTTTTATGAGGAATCCGGCAGACACGCACAGGACTGGCAGAAATTACTTATAACGGACATCATGGCTCAGAACGATGATGGTCTTTGGACGCATCAGAAGTTCGGTTATGAAGTCCCTCGCCAGAATGGAAAGGGCGAGATCCTTGCCATGCGTGAACTGTGGGGTCTGCGCAATGGTGAAAGGATATGTCATACGGCGCACAAAACAAGCACTTCGCACAGTGCTTTTGTCCGTCTGATGAAACTATTGTCTGATGCCGGTTATGTTGAGACCGGCAGAAAGAAAAAAGGCCGTATAGATCCGGATAAGTCTTACAAGGCTACCAAACAGTACGGTCTGGAACAGATTTTCTTGAAAGATGGCGGTCAGATCGTGTTCAGGACACGAACGGAAGCCGGTGGTATCGGTGAATCATTCGATTTACTGGTAATAGATGAAGCACAGGAGTATACCAGCGCACAGCAGAGCGCTCTGATCTACACCATTGCTGCTTCACCGAATCCGCAAACGATTTTTTGCGGAACGCCTCCGACCGTCACTTCCAAAGGTGATGTCTTCGTTGGACTGAGACAGCAGACTCTGGCCGGGCAGTCATTCGACACCGGCTGGGCTGAATGGTCAACCTATGAGAGACCGGATGACATCATGAATGCCGATCTGTGGTATGAGACGAATCCTTCCCTGGGAACAATTCTTAAGGAAAGGACGATCAGATCCGAAGATGCCAGAAACAAACTGGACTTTATCATCCAGCGTCTTGGCTTCTGGCATTCTTATGAATTAAAGTCTGAAATCACCCAGGCTGAATGGCTCAGTTTGAGAGTGAAACGGCTTCCGGATCTGAAAGGAAAAATCTTCTGCGGTATCAAGTTTGGTGTTGATGGGAAAAATGTTTCTCTCAGCATCGCCTTGAATACAAAAGACGGAAAGATTTTCCTGGAAACCATAGATTGCCGGAGTCAGGCGAAAGGCTTCGCATGGCTCGTTTCCTTTGTTTCCAAGGCTGATGTTTATGCTGTGGTGATAGACGGCAAAGGAAAATCTGAATTGCTCTCAGAAGCCTTCAAACAGGCTCATGTGAAGGCTAAAGTCATCGTACCCACATACGGTGATGCTATTACTGCTTATGCAGGTTTCCGACAAGCGATAGACGATGCGTCTATATGTCATGCCGGGCAGCCAAGTGTGACTGCTGCCATCAGTAACTGTGAAAAGCGAATGATCGGCACGAATGGTGCATTTGGCTTTAGATCCATTAAAGAAGGTGTGGATGTTTCCATCGTTGAGTCTTTGGCTCTGGCGTTTTGGGGACGCTCCACAGTAACTGAACGGAGAAAACAAAAGATTGGTTATTAAGGCACTTCGGTGCCTTTTAACATTTACGCTACCAAGCGGTTAACATGGGAGGAAAAATGGCTGAATTTAAAGTAATCGAAACACAGGAAGACTTCGATGCACGGATCAAGGAACGCATCGAACGTGCTGAAAAGAAGGCACGAGACGAATTCAAAGAGTGGATGTCCCCGGAGAACATCCAGAAGCTGAAGGATGACTACACAAAAGAGATCGAGTCTCTGAAATCAAGTCATGCAAAGGAACTGGAGAAGTATTCCGGCTACGATGCTAAATTCGATGAATTCACAGGAAAGATCCACGATCTTGAGACGAGGCAGCTGAAGACACGTATTGCAAACGAAAAGAAACTGCCCTATGACGCTATCGAGTTTCTGACTGGAGACGATGAAGAATCTATTTCAGCAAGCGCAGACAAACTCTCAAAGCTGTCTGTGCACAGGCAGACAGGCTTTGTGAGAAATACCGAAGAACCTGTCGGTGATTCGAAGGAGCAAGCATTCAGAGAACTTGCTCGTAAGTTAAAAGGAGAATAAAAATGGCAAACGTATTAACAAAAGGCAACAATCTTCCTACACAGATCGTTGAAGAAATGTTCAACGCTGTCACAGGCAAATCTTCTCTGGCTAAACTGTCCGCACAGAAGCCGATTCCGTTTAATGGAACAACTGAATTCGTATTCTCTCTCGACAAGGAAATCGATATTGTCGCTGAGAATGGTGCAAAGTCCAATGGCGGTGCAACAGTAACGCCGAAAACAGTTCGCCCGATTAAGTTCGAGTATGGTGTCCGTGTATCTGACGAATTCCTGTATGGCACAGAAGAATATCGAATGGATGTTCTTCGCCAGTTCGCTGAAGGTGCAGCCAAGAAGGCCGCTCGTGGCTTCGATATTGCTGCTATGCATGGCTTCAATCCGAGAACCGGCACAACATCTGCAGTTATCAATGGCGAAGACTTCGACCATCTCGCAACAGCTAACACAGTTACATATGCAGCAGCTTCCGCTGATGCAAACATCGATGCTGCTCTTGCTATGCTGAACGATGTTGATGCTACAGGCATTGCAATCTCTCCGGCTATGAGAAACGCTATTGCCGCTCTGACAACAGGCGCAAATGGTGCTCGTAAATATCCGGAATTCGCTTTCGGTGCACAGCCGGCAACCCTGGGCGCTATGACCCTGGATACAAACAGCACTGTTTCCTTTGGCAACACACAGTCTGCTGGTGACCACGCTATCATTGGCGACTTCGAAAACGCATTCCGTTGGGGCTATGCTAAGGAAATTCCGCTGGAAGTTATCGAATATGGTAATCCGGACAACGATGCAACTGCAGGCGATCTGAAGGGACACAATCAGGTTTATCTGAGAGCCGAATTCTATATCGGCTGGGCTATCCTCGATGGCTCTCGCTTTGCTCGTGTTACTGTAGCGTAATGCTTCTGTACAAAAACACCAAGACAGGGGCGGTTATCGCCGTCCCTTGTCCTGTTAAAGGCGATTGGGAACTGATTGAACCTGTCGAGGAGAAGAAAGAGGAACCCAAAAAGAAGGCAACAAAGAAAAAGAAGTGAGGTAGCAACATGGCAGAACCGTTTGCAACCGTACTTGATGTCATAAACATGTGGAGACCGCTTGATGCAGATGAAACGAGCAGGGCAGAAACACTTCTGCCTATCATTTCTGACGAGCTGAGAATCAGAGCAAAGGCAGTAGGGAAAGATCTGGATGCAATGATCGAGGCTGATCCAGCACTTGGCAGTGTTGCTAAAGAAGTCGTTGTGTCTGCGATCAGCCGTGTGCTTCGCCAGTCTACGACCGGGGAAGCCATGTCACAGGAATCACAGGCAGGTCTCGGCTATTCGTGGTCAGGGACTTATGCGATTCCGGGTGGCGGTATCGGCAATGCGATTTTCCCGTCAGATCTGAAACGGCTCGGACTGAAGCGACAGAGATATGGAGTGATTGATTTTTATGATCCAAGGAATGACGATTACTTTGTGGAATAAGACACAAATCGGAGTGGATGACTTCAATCAGCCGATATACGCATGGGCATCATTCGATGTCGATAACGTGCTCGTTGGTCAGCCGACACCGGAAGAACGAACAGAAGAACTGAATCTGACTGGCAAGATGATTGAGTACACTTTGGGGATTCCGAAAGGAGACTCACACGAATGGCAGGATCAGATTGTCGAGTTCTTCGGTCAGAAGTTCCGCACGTTCGGCATACCGGAGCGAGGCATTGAGGCTAACATTCCGCTCAAGTGGCATCTAAAGGTTAAGTGTGAAAGGTATGAGTAAGTTATTCATACATCTTGACCGGGACGGCCTTAATCAGCTACGTAACAGTTCAGAGATGCAGTCAATTCTGACATTTATGGCTTCAGAGAGGGCTGCCAGAGCCGGTGAAGGATTCGGATTTGAAGTCAGATCCGGTAAAGAAAGAGCATATGCCAATATCAGAGCAGAGACGAAAGACGCAGAAAGAAAGAATCAGGACAATAACATCCTGGTGAAGGTGATTAGCTCATGATTGAAAAAGTCGTTTTGGATTATCTGAGCGATGCACTGCAGGTACCTGTCTATATGCAGGAGCCTGAAAACAAAGTCCCATTCGGTGATACGTTTGTGGTTCTTGAAAAGACCGGTTCCGGGATGGAGAATCACATCTTCAGTGCTGTATTTGCTATCCAGTCTTATGCTCCTTCGCTCTATGAGGCAGCCGTACTGAATGAAGCAGTCAAATCCGCTATGTATGACATTATTACGCTGGATCAGATTACGAAAGTCAGTCTGAACGGCGATTATCCATTTATCAAAGAATCAACGAAGCAGCCAAGATATCAGGCTGTTTTTGAATTAGTCCATTACTAGGAGGTAATGAAATGGCAAATAACAGTTTGCAGGTAACTGTCGGTAAGCCGAAGATCGGTGGCTCTATCTGGGTCGCTCCGACCGGTACAGCACTGCCGACAGATACCACAACAGCGCTGAATGAAGCATTTGCCTGCCTCGGCTATGTTTCCGAAGATGGTGTTACCAATTCTAACAGCCCGGAAACAGAAGCAATTAAAGCGTGGGGCGGCGATACAGTTCTTCAGGTGCTGACATCTAAGGATGATACATGGCAGTTCACTCTGATCGAAGCCATGAACATCGATGTGCTGAAGACCGTTTACGGTGATGATAACGTAACCGGCACACTGTCGACAGGATTGACTGTAAAAGCCAATTCTACACCGGCTGAAGCGCATTCCTATGTCATCGAAATGGTTTATAACAATAACCATGTAAAGCGTGTCGTTCTGCCGGCTGCCTATGTCAGCGAAGTCGGCGATATCACTTATGTTGATGGTGAAGCAGTCGGCTATGAGACCACTCTGGCCTGCACACCGGATGCACAGGGCAATACACATTACGAATATATTAAGTAACTGAAAGGATAAGACATGAAAGGGACAACGAAAACCGGCTTTGAATTCAATGTGGACGTAAAAGCATTGGATGATTGGGAGATTCTGGAACAACTGTCAGAAATGGAAGATGGCAATATGCTGTATGCTCCACGCTTCGTCAAGAAGGTGCTGGGCAAAGACCAGGGCAAAGCCCTTGTCGAGCATTGCAAAGAAGGTGAGCACGTTTCCACAGAGAAAGTGCTTGCTGAAGTCTTCGACATCTTCGAACAGATCAAAGAAGGAAAAAACTAATCACCTTAGTTCACATGATGCGGCTGGATCGGGACGCTCTTTTATGTGACCTTGCTGAAACTTATCATGTGTTTGATGTAAGAGCCTTGTCGCTGGAAACAGTGGCAAGGCTTTCTTGTGGATTAAGGGATGATAGCCGCATCAAACTGAAGCTGCGCAATATGAAATTACCGTTTGAGACAATGCTGCAGATTGCTATCCTGGATGATCTGCACTGGCTTAGATGGACAAAGACTAAGGATGCGCAAAAACATAGAAATGCTCCCAAATCCCTTTTGGCGGCATTAGACGAAGAAGAGAAAGAGACCGTCACGGCATTTGAAACTCCGGAAGAGTTCGAAATGCGCCGTGCGGAGATTATAAGGGGGTAATTATATGGCTGATATGACGCTTGGAAAAGCCTACGTTCAGATAATCCCATCCGCAAAAGGCATCGGCAGCCAGATCAGCGATGTGATGTCCGGCGATGCAGAAAAAGCCGGTAAGGATGCCGGTAATTCTTTTGCAAGTAAATTCGTTTCTGTTGCCAAGAAGGTCATGGTGGCAGTCGGAATCGGCAAGATGGTCGGTGAAGCACTGAATCAAGGCGGTCAGCTGCAGCAGTCCCTTGGTGGAGTCGAAACGCTGTTCAAGGATAGTGCTGATACGGTCAAGAAGTACGCATCAGAGTCCTTCCGGACGACCGGCTTATCTGCAAATGAGTATATGCAGAATGTCACCAGTTTTTCTGCATCACTGCTGCAGTCCCTGGGCGGAGATACAGACAAGGCTGCCGAGATCTCAAACATGGCAATGATCGATATGTCTGATAACGCTAATAAGATGGGTACCAGCATGGAAGCCATCACCACAGCATATCAGGGATTCGCCAAACAGAACTATACGATGCTGGATAATCTGAAACTTGGCTACGGTGGCACCAAGACAGAAATGGAAAGACTGCTGAAAGATGCTCAGGCTATTACCGGCGTTAAGTATGACATTTCCAATCTGTCGGATGTCTATGAGGCCATTCATGTTATCCAGGGCGAATTGGGTATCACCGGCACGACAGCACTTGAGGCATCGCAGACGCTCGAAGGTTCGTTCAATGCTATGAAGGCAGCCTTCACGGATCTGATGGGGCAGATGGCACTGGGTGGTGATATTTCTACAGCATTGCAGAATCTTACAAGTACCGTCAGCACATATCTGTTCGGAAACCTGCTGCCGATGGTCACGCAGATCCTCGCAAATGTTCCGCAGCTGGTGGTCGGAGTCATTACCGGCATTGCCCAGTATGCGGATGAAATCATCAATTCCGGCATCACTCTGATATCTCAATTATTAATTGGAATCTTACAGGCAATTCCGCAGGTCATCACAGCCATTGGAAGTCTGGTACAGTCCATCTGGAACACGATCACATCGACAGACTGGGTAGGTGTAGGAACGGAAATCATGTCATCGTTCGACACCGGCATCTTTGACCAGATCCCTTCGATCATCGAGACGATCGGCAGCATGTTGTCGCAGCTGGTAGCACAGATCATGCAGAACTTACCACAGTTCCTCCAGAAGGGTGGAGAGATCATCCTGCAGATGGTGAATGGTATTGCCAGCCGACTGCCGGCGATCCTGGGAGCGATTGGCAGTCTGCTCGGACAGCTTGTGAGCACAATCATCAGCAATCTTCCGAAGTTCCTCAGTCAGGGTATTGCAATCGTGGGAAGGATCGCTGCCGGTCTTATCCAGGCTATCCCGCAGGTACTGTCCGGTATCGGTTCCCTGATCTCACAGGCAGCAAGCAAATTCACCGGTTTCAACTGGGTCAGCATCGGTTCGAATATTATCAGTGGTATCGTCAGCGGTATCTGGAGCATGGCTGGTGCAATCGGTAACGCTCTGATGAACATTGCACGCAGCGCATGGAATTCCATCAAGTCATTCTTCGGAATCGCATCCCCATCTAAGCTGATGAAAAACACCATCGGTAAGTATATTCCGATGGGTATGGCTGAAGGTATTGATGATAATGCTAAGTTCGTCACTGATGCGATGCAGAATATGGCAGAGGAAGCAGTTAACATTCCGGTGTCTGCAGAACTGGCCTATAACGGTACCCTGGGATCAGATCCGGTGAGCAACAGCACTACAAACTATGGCGGCGTTACGATCAACATTAATGCATCGGACTATGAAGATCCAAGAGCGCTGGCTGAATATATCAAGGATTATCTGACAAACGGAATCAAACGTAATGAAGAGGTATTCGCATGATAAATGAATTGACATTCAACGGCAAATCCTTTTCTGAGTTCAGTGCTTACATTGCCACATCTAATTTCTTAGATGGTGCTGCCAAGGACATCCAGAGCGTCTCGATTGTGGGGCGCTCCGGTGCTCTGCAGCTGAGCAATGATAAATATAACAATCTCACGCTGAAGGTCAGAATGTATATCACGAACGATATGCAGGAGAATATGAGGAAGATGAGAAGCTTCCTGGAATCCTGTTGGGGGTATTGCAGATATGAAGAGACTCAGACACCAAATGAGTTCCGGATGGCATCATTCAAAGCTGCGTTTGTTCCGGATGTGTACGATGTGAATGTCGGCGTTGTCGATCTCACATTCGATTCCATGCCCCAACGCTTCCTAAAAACAGGCGAGAATTGGACTACAG